CAACCTGGGCCTGTCGGGGTCCGCGTTCAAGAAGATCTACTTCGACCCCAGCCTTGAGCGTCCTGCTGCTCCGTTCATTCCCGCAGAGGACATGGTCATCCCGTACGGGGCGTCAAACATCTACAGCGCCGAGCGTGTAACCCACGTGATGCGCAAGACCGAGAACGAGATCAAGAAGCTGCAGGTAGAAGGGTTTTACCGTGATGTAGAGCTTGGGGAGCCTGTGCGGATCTTCACGGATGTGGAGAAGAAGAAGGCCGAGGAGCAGGGCTACAGCCTGACCGACGACGACCGGTATCAGATCCTTGAGGTGCATATTGACTGGAATATGCCCGGGGATGAGGACGAAGACGGTATCGCGCTCCCTTACGTTGTTACCATCGACCGGGGTACATCGACGGTTCTGGCTATCCGCCGTAACTGGGACGAGTCGGATTCTCGCAAGCTCAAGCGCCAGCACTTCTCTCAGTACACCTACGTGCCTGGGTTCGGCCCATATGGTATCGGCCTGATCAATCTGGTTGGTGGCTACGCACGTGCGGGTACGTCGATTCTGCGCCAGTTGGTTGACGCAGGCACCCTGAGCAACCTGCCCGGTGGCTTGAAGAGCCGGGGGTTGCGAATCAAGGGCGACGACACGCCCATCGCCCCGGGCGAGTTCAGGGATGTGGACATCCCCAGCGGGACGGTCAAAGACAACATCATGGCCCTGCCGTACAAGGAGCCGAGTCAGGTTCTGGCGGCGTTGCTGCAGCAGCTTACCGACGATGGGCGGCGTCTGGCGGCTATTGCTGACCTGAAGATCAGTGACATGTCTGCCCAGGCCCCAGTGGGTACGACGCTGGCTATCCTTGAGCGGCAACTCAAGATCATGGGTGCGGTACAGGCCCGGGTGCATGACAGCCTGAAGATGGAGTTCAAGCTCCTGAAGAAGGTTATCCGTGACTTCCTGCCACCGGACTATTCCTACACCCCAGAAGGCGGCGACCGGTCGGTCAAGCAGTCTGACTATGACCAAGTGGAGATCATCCCGGTCAGCGATCCCAACGCGGCCACGATGGCGCAGCGGATCATGCAGTACCAAGCTGCACTGCAACTCGCACAAGGGGCTCCGCAGATCTACGACATGCCCCAGCTTCATCGACAAATGCTGGAGGTTTTGGGGATCAAGAACGCGGCCAAGCTCGTGCCTATCGAAGACGATCAGACACCAAAAGATCCTATCTCCGAGAACATGGCGTTCTTGACGGGGAAGCCGACCAAGGCGTTCATCTACCAAGACCACGAAGCCCATATTGCGACACACATGGCCCTGATGAAGGACCCCATGATCATGCAGATGCTTGGGCAGAGTCCGATGGCGCAGCAGATGATGGGAGCGATCATGGCCCACATTTCGCAGCACTTGGCGTTCAGCTACAGGGCTCAGGTGGAAGAGCAGTTGGGCGTGCCGTTGACCGCACCCGATGCTGACTTGGATGAGAACACGGAAGTCCAGTTGAGCCGTCTCGTGGCGCAAGCCTCGCAGCAGTTGCTGCAGAGCAACATGCAGAAGGCCCAGGCACAGCAAGCGCAGCAGATGGCCCAGAACCCTGAAGTACAGATGAAGCAGGCCGAGCTGCAGTTGAAGGCCGAGGAGTTGCGGCGCAAGGAGGCTGACAGCCAGCGTGACTTCCAGATCGCTCAGGGCAAGTTGCAGATTGAGCAGGCTCGGTTGGCACTTGATGCCCAGAGAAAGCAGGGGGAGGACCCCCGCCTGAAGGCGGCTATGGCGCAGCAGGACATGCAACACAAAGAGCAGCTTCACCAGCAGAAGGTCAGGCAACAGACCCAAACAAGTCAGATGCGCATGCAGCAGCAAGCGCAGCAGGCTGCACAACGCGCTGCGCAGCCCAAGCCCCAACCCAAACAGTAAGGACGAGTCATGGCTACCACTGCGTTTTCCGTGGTATTGAAAGAAATCGAAGAACGGCGCGATGCACTCGCGCAGGTTCTCATCTCGGGTGCGTCAAAAGATTTCCCCGAGTACAAGTCAATGTGTGGAGAAATCCGGGGTCTTTCTCTAGCGCATTCCTTTATCACCGACCTCGTGCGAACTATGGAGCGAAATGAAGATGAGTGAGCTACTCCTGAGCGATGGCGCAAGCACTACGGTACTTCCGGAGACGGATTCGGATAAAGCACGGCAAGTGCCTGATCCGGCGACTTACCACCTGCTCTGCATGCTGCCAAAGGCCAACGACGAGTACGAAAGCGGGCTTGTCAAAGCCGGTCAGACGATGCACTTTGAAGAGGTGATGAGCCCCGTACTGTTCGTGGCCAAGATGGGGCCTGACGCATTCAAAGACCCTTTGCGTTTCCCCAGCGGGCCATCCTGCAAGGTGGGTGACTTCATCCTCGTGCGCCCAAACACGGGTACACGCCTGAAGATTCACGGCACCGAATGGCGCATCATCAACGACGACAGCGTTGAAGCCGTTGTGCAAGACCCTCGCGGGATTCAACGGGTATAAGGAGTAACTCATGGCTGAATTCAAGTTCCCCGACGAGATTGAAAAAGAAACCGCCGAGACCAGGGTCGAATACGAGGTCGAAGGCGAAGGCGACACCGAGATTGAGGTCGTAGACGATACCCCCGAGGTAGACCGGGGCCGTACTCCGATGAAGGACCCCCCTGCGGAAGTCACGGACGAGGAGTTGTCGCAATACAGTGACAGCGTCAAGAAGCGCATCCAGCACTTCTCCAAGGGATACCACGACGAGCGTCGAGCCAAGGAAACCGCACTGCGGGAGCGTGAAGAAGCCCTCCGCGCTGCAGTAGCGCTGGCTGAAGAGAATAAGCGGCTCAAGGCTACCTTGCCGCAGCAAAAATTGAAGAAGACAAACTGAAAAGCGGGGAAGGTTCTTTACAGCGCGAAGAAAGTGCGGTACAAACCCCTCCGGCAACTCAGTCGCCGCCCCAAGTTGATCAAAAAGCCCGTGCGTGGCAGCAAGCCAATCCGTGGTTTGGAGAAAATGAGGAAATGACGGCGGTTGCGTTGGCAGTACACAAGCAACTTGTGAGTTCGGGGGTAGACACGAACAGTGATGGGTATTACGACGCGATCAACACCCGCATTCGTAATCGTTTTCCAGAAGCGTTTTCCTCTGGAAAGACCCGGAAGTCTGTCGTATCCCCAGCCACGCGTAGCACAGCGCCCAAAAAGATCGTGCTGACGCAATCACAAGTGAGTATCGCCAAGCGGCTCGGACTGACCAATGAACAGTACGCCCGTGCGGTTGCGGAAGAAATGAGGAAACAAAATGGCTGAGAATAGAATTTCACGTGAATTGGACACCCGCGCAAAGGCTGAACGGCCTAAGCAGTGGATGCCTCCCCAACTCCTGCCCGATCCGAACCCGGAAGAAGGGTATGCTTTCCGTTGGATTCGCATCAGCACCCTCGGGAACAACGACCCGATGAACGTCTCCTCAAAACTCCGCGAGGGCTGGGAGCCCGTAAAAGCAAGCGAACATCCTGAGATTCAACTGGGTGGAGGCGGTTCAGGTCGCTTCCCCGACAGTATTGAAGTCGGTGGTCTGCTGCTTTGCAAAACCCCAAAGGAGTTCACTGAACAGCGTAATGCCTACTACCAGCGTCAAGCTGAAGGGCAGATGCAGTCGGTGGACAACAACTTCATGCGCGAGAGTGATGCTCGTATGCCGCTGTTCAAGGAACGGCGCAGCGAAGTGTCTTTCGGACGCGGTTCCTAATCTAAGGAGTCTTAAATGGCTTATCCGACGATTGAAGCTCCCTACGGGTTCAAACCCGTAAATCTAATCGGGGGGCAAGTTTTCTCGGGGTCCACCCGGAATTACCCCATCGCCTACAACTACAACACGAACATCTTCTACGGGGATTTCGTGCAGTTGACCAGTGGGTATGTGACCCTCCTGGCAAACACCATTGCTGGTAATGCGGCAGTTGGCGTTTTCCTGGGCTGCTACTACACCAACCCGTCCACCAAGCAGCGCCTGTTCTCGCAGTTCTACCCTGCGAACACCCTGGCTGGCGACATCACCGCAATCATCTGCGACGACCCGGACACGGTCTTCAAAGCTGCTGTTGTGACCGCTGCCGGTACGGCGACGATTGCCTCTGCCTCGTCTATCCTTGTGGGTCAGAACATGGCTGGTAACACCAGCACGGGTTCCGCCTCTACGGGTAACTCGGCGGGTGGTGTTGTGACTGCCACTACCTCCACGGGCAACTTCCGCGTTTTGGGTCTGGTGCCTGATACGCAGATCGTTACTGGTGCCACTGTCGTTGCTGGCGGTACTGGTACATCGGTGACTGTGTCTGGTCTGACGGTTGGTCAGGTTATCCCCACCGGGACGGATCTTTTCAACGTGGTCAATGGTCAGCTTCAGTTCAGTGGCGCAACGGTCAACGGCGCAGTCACTGTGGCGTCCGCGACCAGTCAGGCGCTTACTGTGACCACTATCGGCACGACTCTTGCCGGTACGGTCGCCCTGGTGCAATCGCAGGAAGTGTTCGTCAAGATCACCTTCGGCGCTCATCGCTACTACGTTGCTTAAGGAGTAACTCAAAATGGCAATTTCACGTGCCCAACTACTGAAGGAACTCCTGCCCGGCCTGAACGCTCTGTTCGGCATGGAGTACAAGCGCTACGGCGAAGAGCACAAGGAGATCTACGAGACCGAGTCCTCAGAGCGCTCGTTCGAAGAGGAAACTAAGCTCGCCGGTTTCTCCGCAGCCCCGGTGAAGAACGAAGGTTCGGCCATCCAGTACGACAACGCACAGGAAGCCTGGACCGCTCGTTACAACCACGAGACCATCGCTATGGGCTTCTCCATCACCGAAGAGGCGATGGAAGACAACCTGTACGACAGTCTGTCCGCTCGGTACACCAAGTCACTGGCTCGCGCCATGTCTTACACCAAGCAGGTCAAGGCTGCAGCAGTCCTGAACAACGGTTTTTCCAGCTCCGTGGTCTACGGTGATGGCGTCTCCCTGTTCTCGACGGCTCACCCGATTGTCTCTGGTGGCACCAACAGCAACCGTCCCGCGACGGCTGCAGACCTGAACGAAACGTCCCTCGAAGCGGCTGTGATCCAGATCGCTGGTTGGACGGACGAAAAAGGCCTGCTGATTGCTGCCAAGCCCCGCAAGCTGATCGTGCCTCCTGCTCTGCAGTTCGTTGCTACCCGTCTGTTGGAAACCAGCCTGCGCGTTGGCACCACCGACAACGACATCAACGCCCTGAAGAACAACGGCTC